GTAACTTCCAACGCCCTGCTGTTCTAGTCATTTGTTTCTTTTTGAACCCGGACCAGTTAACGCTGAACCTTGTCCTGCTGGTTTTGGTTTAAAAGCGGCTAAAAAACTTCCTACAACTGGTACAGAACGTAACGCATATTTTTTTGCTAGTTCTTTCGCTGGTGTTTTTGTTAAACCTTTTATTATTTCTTTTTGTTGTTGTAAAAGTGCCTTTCTTATTTTTACATCTTCAGCATTTAAATTTTTTGGTTTTATAGCGTTTAACTGGTCAATTTTCATTTGAGCAGTTTTAATTTTAGTATCTTTAGCTATTGATGCGTGTCTAGTTTGTGCTTTTGTTTTAGGTTTTTTAGTGCGATTACTCATTAGTCATCGTCCTCTACTTTAGCTTTAGCTGGCATAAGCATAACACCACCTGCTGCTTCTACCTGCACCTTTTCTGTTTTAATTAAACCTGTACGGTCAAGCAGTTCTTTTGCTGCTGCCATCTTATCACGAATACCAAGTTCAGTTGGGTCGTATAGTGCGCCTGTTACAGCCATAGCAGCTTTAGGTGCATTACGTGCCATGTACATCTGCGTTGCTTCTAGTATCTCTTCTTTGAGACCTTTTACAATTGCAGTTGTAGCAGTAGTCTCTGAATACCCTGCTAGTTTCTTAGCGGCAACTACGTCACCGCCAGCCTCTTCAAAGAGGACTTCCAGAAACTTCTGTTGTCTTTCGTTTAGTTCTCTAGCCATTAGTCTAACAACTTTTTAAGTTTATCTATTACTTTAAATCCTAAAAACTTATCCTTATTTGTATACTTCTTTGCGTAGTTAGCTTTTAACCTTGCGGGTGCATTATCAGGATAAGGTTTTGGTTTTGCCCCAGAAGGTTTATCTTCTTTCTTTTTAGTAAATCCTATTTGTTGTGCTAATGAATCGCCCATTATTTTAACTCCCCATGATGCATAGCATGTGCTAACTTATGGCTACGTCCTTTTACCTGCACAGCCCAACGGCTATCTAACATTTCACGTGATGCAGTAGGAAAGTCTCCCTCGTATACAGCAGCCCACATTTTTTTAAACTTACACAGTCTTGGCACACCCATATTAAATGCCATGTCTACAAGTACAAGCTGACGTACAGCGTCTAAATCTGCTACGCAAGGGTGCGCTTTTAACAGTTCTTCTTCGACTATCTGCACGTCATTCTCTAATAGATATGCAGCGTCAGTCTCAGTAATGCCATGCTCATACACTGCTTCTATGTTTGGAAAATCCAAAGTGTCAAGTTCTTCTTTAGTAATGCCTCTGTCTTCAAGATTTCTGCCCACACCTATTGTGTCAATACCTAAAGTATCTTGATATACCTGAAGACGCAAACCTTCACTCTGGACAAGCTGTTTGATTAAGTGTGTACGAATATATTTCATTTACTGCCCCTTGATTCTCTACCTAGATAGATACCATACACACCTGTCATGACACCCATTATAACAGATACGAATGCTGACTGTTGTGTTGTAGGGTCTTCTAAATTCATAAACCATTCTGCACAACGCCACGACATTGCAACAGAAGCAATCATAGTTAGTTTGGCTGTAACATTAAATTGCAGCCATCGTTTCCACCAATCAACCATTATTTTTTCTTCTCAATAAAATTGAAGGACGCAATTTTTTACGTATAGCTGCTCTTGCTTTTTGTGATGTACTGTTTGCAGGAGTTGGTTTACGTCTAATTGTTCCCAAAGCTAATCTTCTTTGTGAACTCATTAACACTTTTTTATTTATCATTATTTATTTTTTCCGAAGAATTTAGTTGCGCTACGAACTCCAAAAGAAGCGGCAACGATAACTCCCAAGGAATATTGATACCACTCAGGCATCTTGTTGAGTTGTTCAAATCCATTTTGCACTACACCTTCCATGCCGGGTATGAAGGCTAATATTAACGGAATACTAAATAAAATTACCAGCCACTCGTCTTTCCAACTTGATGATGAAGCACGAGCCATCTCCAAGTCCCAATCAATTTCACCCGTAGCTTTTTTCTGCATCACCACAGCTTCAGCTTGGGCCTTTGCTACTTTAGTAGCTGACTGTGCTTTCTTTTCTTCTACCTTGCCCTCAAGCCACGTAGAAGCAATATTACTTATCGGTCCTATCAGTGCAGCTAACATTATGCACCCCTTCTGAATTTAGCGGTTTTCTTTGATATCGCTTTAGGCTGTCTGACGAACTGCTTACCAGCACGAGTTCCTTTTCTTTTAGCACGGGTTGTTGCTGCATACTCTTGCGGGGATAACGCTTTGATAGCTGCTGTCGGTAAATACCGTTCACCAGTTTCACTGGACGGTTTGCCACTTTTGGTTCTCCACTTCTGCTTACCCCAATCTTTTAAACTCTTTTGAGATTTTTTAAGTGCCATCATAAACCTTTCAGATAAAATGCCCATGCAACTAAAATAGCAAAACCAAATAAACCTATTATGCCAAGTATAGCTATTGTGCTTATCTCAATCCATTTTTGCATTTTACGTCTACGTGCCTCTGCTGCAGCTAGTCTATCCTTACGTGCCTGTGCTTGAAATTTTATCCAATCAAACCAAAGTCCGGGTCTGCCTGTATATATCATAAGCTGCTTTAATTCTTCTTCTTGCTGTTTTAATTTTTCAAGATGCATAAACTCCTCTAAGTCTGCACCACCAGCACCCCGTCTTTTCTTTTCACCTCTTCTGCGTAAATCTTCAGTAGCATTTACATACTTACCTACTTGTGAAGCAACATCAGCAATTTCTTTACCATTTTTAATTGCTGTCTTGATGGCGGCAAATGCTGCATTAGCTGCAAGTATTTCTGCTAACATTTGCTACTCCACAATTTTTACGATATAAGTTTTACCGTCTGGTCCTTTGTCTATTTCAACTGTTTTATTTTCACAAGAATATCGCACAGTTCCAGTATCTTTATACAAGTTTCTTTCTATTGTACGTTTTGCTTTTAAGCATTTAGATATTTGCTCAAATGGTGTATGCTCTGCAACATGCCCTGAAAGATATAATATTAATGTTATTGTTTCAGTGACCATTTGTCATTTTCTCGATACGTGTTTCTATAGCAGCAATACGCTTTTCATAGAACTCCAATGTTAATTTTTGCTGTTGGTCATGTGGCGCACGACCTTCATCTATTTGTGATGTTAATTCATCTAACTGGTCAGCGAGGTGTTCTATTAACATAAACTGCTCAGAGTCAGCAGGTAGACTTCCCATTTCACCACGAGGCCACTTAATACGAAACTCTGTGTTGTGGTCTACATTAGACTTCATCATAGTGATGTTAGTCTCTATAGTATTAAGCCGTTCTATAATACCAAAGTATGCCCATGTTGCAAGTGATGCTGCAGCAACCATACTGATGATGTTGCGAAGGGGTAGTGCAACTTCTGTATTCTCGTTTAGTTTTGCAGCCATCTATAGGTCAAGCCTTTCGGGTCTTGTACCCACCACCAGCTTTTTTATAAGCCACCGCAAGCATTTGGGCTTTTCTTGCCGACCACTGACCCGGCTTACCGCCCTTTGAACCAGCTTTAATCCTGTTAAATAAACGCTTACGTAACTCAGGTTTTGTGTAGTTACCAGCTTCGTTAACCCTGCTTTTAGGTTTCTTTGGTGCTTTACGAGCCATTGTTATTCCGATCTAACCAAAGTACGTTTTAGGTTTGTTACGTTTATTAACATTCTTTTTATGTACTCCGGGTCTACGTTTGGGTCTTTTCTTTTCTAATTTATCCGTAGCGTAAAACTTAGCCATCTCTACTATCCCAATACGGTGTTCCGTAGTCGTGAAGTATTTCTTCCCCCGCCTTTATATCTTTTGTGGCAAAGAATGTGATATACTCTTGATTATCATCGTCTATGGTCCACTCTGCATTTGGAGTATCACTATGATTATATATCATTCCCAAACCTAAAGGTATTAAAAAATCTTCGTCATCTTCATACGGAGAGTAAAACATATAGTCATGTAATACACACGTATCTGAAAAGTCATCTTTGTCAGCAACCAGATAAGGACATAACTCAATTACATCATCTTGAGAAATATCCTTATCTGTAAATACGCCTAGTCCATGTATGCTAGAATTAGCAACATATATCATTACTTCTTCTTTTTAGCCATTCCACCACGCATCATTTTTTTCTTTTTGGACATCTTAGCCATGCCACCGCCCATCATTTTCTTTTTCATCATGCCACCACCACGCATACGCTTGGTCATGCCACCGCCACGCATTTTTTTCTTAGCCATTTTAGCTTTGCCATGCATTGCCATTTCTTAGTCTCCTTCTGTCAACTACCAGTGACTCATATGTATCTTTAGGAAAGTGCTGGTAGTATCCAGACTTTTCCAAACTAAGTGAAGCATCATCAAGTAATGATAACCTCTGTACAAAGACCATGCAATAAACTAACTCATCGTCTGTTACATCATCTTCAGTTAAAAAATCCAGACCAGCTTCTGTTGCATCATAATCTGGATGAAACACCATCAGGTGCATATCTTGACCGACAATAGACATGGCTTCATTTACGCCATCACACCATCCATCAAGATATTCCATGTCGAGCAAATATTCAGATGCCCAAATAACTATATCATACTTGTGATTGTCAAAGTCAGCAACTTCTTTTGTGAGACCATCTAATCCAGTATTGATAGTAAACTTAACTTGGTCTTGAAGCCATGCTTGTTTTGCATACGGACATGGGGGTAATCCGTTTAGCATTTTATTTGGAACTTCAAGAAAGTTGTGCGACCACTTACGAATGTCAGCTTCTACGGGATGCACGTGTCTTCTTCTTTTGCGCTTCTATAAAACGTCTGTATACATTAGCTGCTGCTATCTTACCCGCAACTCTAGCACGTTGCTCCATAGCTATAGCAGCCTGTGTCTTATGATTGTGACTTCTGTTAGATGCCTTTATCCTGCGTACAGATGCCTGTGCATCTTTTACGGTAGCAAACTTCAGACCCTTGATTGTACCTTTTGGGTCTTCGTCTGTGTACAGGTCACTATGCTTTTTAGACTTTGCGGGTTGGCCTTTTTTTCTTGGTACTCTTGCGACCATTCTTTTTCTCATATCCAGCAGTTGATAGTGCTATAGCTACAGCTTGTTTCTGAGGTCTGCCCTCTTTCACTAGCTTGCTAATATTTTTACTAACGACTTTTTTGCTTTTTCCTTTTTTTAGCGGCACTAGGTAATAATCCTTTATTTACTGCTCTAGCACGTTCACTAACC